ATGGGCAATTGATGTTGAAAAAGCTTTACAGAATTCTCGATGCAGTTTAGTAGTGTTGTGGATTGAAAGTCCTGGAGGAAGCGTTACCGAAACAATACTTCTTACACATAAATTGAAAGTGTTTCAGAAAAAATATAATAAAGAAATTTTTGTAACACCAACACAAGTTAAATCAGAAATCAAAGCTCTATTAGAATTTCTTCAAGAAAAAAAACTTAAATATATATTGGAAATTGGAACTTACATGGGATCTTCGCTTTTTTTATTTTCACAAATCATAACCGAGGATTCAATTATAATAAGCATAGATTTACCTGGTGGATCTCATGGGGGTGGGTATCCCAGATGGAGGATTCCAATATATAAATCATTTCCGTTATTAAAGGATAAATTGTTTTTAATCGGAAAGAATTCACATAAACTATCAACTTTTAATAAAGTTAAAAAAATTTTAAAACATAATAAATTTGACTTTATATTTATAGATGGAGATCATTCTTATAATGGAGTTTTTAGGGATATAACTATTTCTCTTCTTAAGTTGAAAAAGAAGGGAGTTATTGCAGGAGATGACTATAATCATCCCCCAGAAGAAGGATTAAGAGAAGCAGTCCGTGAGATATTTGGAGAGAATAATATTAAAACAGCTGCATCCTTTTGGATATATAATGGAAACTAATAATCTAACACCCATCAAATCTAACCAAGTAGAGTCAGAGGATTTCTTCGATTCTCCTATTTTTATAACAGGAGTTCCACGTTCGGGGACTTCTCTTATTGCTGGCCTTCTTCATATATCAGGAGCTTGGAAGGGTGAAACAGTTGGGCCTAGTAAGGAGAATGCAAAAGGTTTCTTTGAGAATATGATTATGAGAGAAACAGTTCTCAAACCTTACATAAGAAGTATAAACTGTGATCCAATAGGGCAGAATAAACTGCCTAATACTTCTGATTGCATAATCGACCTATCAATCAAAAATAAAATCAAGAGAGTTTTACTAGATCAAGGATATTACAGAGGAAGGTGGATGTATAAGGATGCCAAGTTATTACTTACTTGGCCTTTATGGACTGCTTTGTATCCCAAAGCTAATTGGATCTTTGTTAGGAGGAATATTAGTTCTATTGCTCTCTCATGTATGAATACCAATTTTATGAGAGTGTGTAAGACTAGGGAAGATTGGATGGGGTGGATTGAGGGATATGCTGGAAGGAAATTGGAATTGCAAGAGACTGTTGGGGATGATACCTATTATGAATTTGATGTAGATACTATTATAAAAGATCCAGCAACTATAAAACATCAAGTCCAACAATTAGGTTTAACTTGGGATACTGATAGAGCAAAAAACTTCATAAATAAAACTCTCTGGCATTTCTAATTCTTTTATGTTACTGAGATGAGATTGATCTATGAGTACAGAGGAAGATTTAGCATATATTAAAGACAAGATTGACTCAATAGAAATGGATGTGTCAAGACTCTTATCTTTAGGGGGAGATAGAGTATCTTGGGAAGACTTATCGGATGATGGAGGTAATCCTCCTAAGTTCTTACAAGGAACTATAGTTCATTTTGTCGATGATGATTTAACAATGGAATCTGGAGTTCGATATTTAGTAACACAGACCTATGGACCTAATGGAGAGACAGCTACTCTAACACAAACTAGAGTACATCTTAATATATTTACTTCTGATTTTACTGAAGATTTCATTTAGATAAGAGGTTAATAGATAATCATGGCTGATACTTATAGAACATTGAGTCAGTTACTAACTACTCTATTTCAAGACGGTCAGGCCGCAAGTTCTATTTCTGCACAGGATGTAAGGGATTTAATTATTAGTATTGGACAGAGTCCTTATGGTGGAATGTATACTTTATCATCCATTGAGACTGTTATTTCAAGCGTAGGAGTTTATACAAAAGGATTATGTACAAGTCAGATTAGTAATCTAAGAAACTTTGATATGCCTGCAGACAATAGACTTAGATACATTGGAACTATTCCATACCATATGCATATTGCTTGTACTATTTCTATGACAGCTGCAGGTAATCAAAAGCTTGCAAGTTTTAAACTGTTTCATTTTGATGATTCTATTAGTTCTGGTGCTCTTATTGATGGATCTAGAGTGAATAGATTTATTGCTGCTGGAGCTGATGAAGGATCAACAGCTATACACTGGGATGTGATACTAGACACAAATGACTATTTAGAATTACATGTGGCAAACTTATCCGACTCAACAAATATTACTATTTCTAATTTCTATATGTTTGCTGTGGGCGTGTTAACATAATCATAACATAATCATAATGTAATCATAATATAATCATAAAAGACATAGTTTAATCATATGAGTAGATTAGATGGAATGGCCTTTGGTTCTTTGGGGAGAGGTTCCTCAAATGGGATAGTTAGTGGTATAACTTTTGGTTCTTGGGGTAAGATAGTTGATGATTTTCTTGCGTTGGTTATTAACTCTCCAGCGTTTGATGTAGCTTTCTTCTTAGAAGATGCTGGACTAGGCACAAGAGAGATTGATATATTCGTTGGAAGGGAGCCAGAAACTCCTGATAATACTATTACTATATATGACACAGGAGGTTTTCCACCAAGTCCTAAGTATCTAAGAGATAATCCTAGTGTCCAAATTAAGGTCAGATCAGCAACGGACGATAGAAAAACAACTGCTGATATATTAAAGGATATTAGAAATGTCTTACTCAACTCCGGCGATAGAATTAGTGGAGGTTCTATATATATTCAGTATTATGAGTTTGGTGGCATTATTGACCTGGGTGTTGATAAACAAGGACGATTTATAATGGTAAGTAACTATCGGTTAGTCAGAACTTTATCAATTACTACTAATAGAGAATAGGATTTAAGTTATGTCTTTTATGAGTGATGAATATACTCAGACTATTTCACATTGGGTTAGAACTTTAACCAAAGATGTATATGGGAAATATACCTACAACTCTCCTGTTACATTCTTAGGTCGGTGGGAAGATAAAAAAGAATTAATAACAGATGCTGATGGAAGAGAAATAGTTGCTAGAAGTAGAGTTTGGGTTCCAAGTGACATAAGTATAGGAGACTATCTTATGTTAGGAAGTTTTTCTTCTGGAGATACTGATCCAACTATTATAGATGAAGCATGGGAAGTAAAAGACTTTGTGAAGATTCCTAGTTTTGATGGAGATGAGTTTGAGAGAAAGGCATATTTATCGTGAGTAGTCATTTTGATGCACAAATAAGAAAAGCAAAATCTAGAAATAAAGCTATTCTTTTTAAGTTACAACAAAGACTAGTTAATGTTGGAGTAGATGTTGATGATGCTATTCTTTTAGTATGTTTGAATATATTAGAGAGATCTCTTTATTACTGTCCGATAGATACTGGACGGTTAAGAGCAAGTGCTTTCCTTAAGAGAACAAGATCAAAAACAGCTGTTGGTGGAGTTGCAGGAGGAGTCAAAGCACCAGGTAGTAATAAATATACTGTTGGATATTCTCCATCTAGTAAGTCTGGAGACTTTATTATCAAACCAGATGCTTTTGCTTTTTATGCTTGGTTTGTTCATGAGATAATAGAAAACAGAACACATAAGCCTCCAACACAGGCTAAGTTTCTTGAACAAGCTATGAATGAGCATGTAAATAAATTCGTTCCTGCCATAATGGAAGCTGTTAAGGGTAAAGGATTTAAACGAGGTGGAGCGCGTAGTCGTACAAGAGCGAAGAAATAATAATTTTGAATTATTGATAATATAAAATTATCAATAATTCAAAATTTGAATTGTTAATAAAAAGATATAAAAGATTATGCCAATAAATTCTCCAGCATTTGATGTAGCTACTATACTACAAACTAATGGTATTGGAACTTTAGGAATAGATATATTTGTGGGTAGAGAGCCTGAGTTTCCAAGCCAGGTAATAACTGTATATGATACTGGAGGTGATCCTCCTAATGCTAAATTTCTTCGTGATGAACCTACAGTTCAATGCAGAACGCGAGGAAGTGTAGATTCCTATGGAACAACCTGGACTCTTGCTCAACTAATAAAAGACACACTACTTGGCCTTGCGCCACAGCTTATAGGAGGCTCAAACTACGTGCTATTTGTTCAGATTGCTGATATTACAGGTGTTGCTGGTGACACTCATAATCGACCTGTACTCATAAGCAACTGGCAATTAGTGAGAGAACTATCATCTGGTGGTAATAGAATAGCTTATTAACTTCTACAATTCTAATTTTTACAACAACTTCTCTTTTATTTTTTAGGAGAAAATCAAATGGCGAAACAAATACAAGTCAAGACTTTAGATAGTGGAGCGACTTTCAATATTATCCCTGGTTCATCTGGCTCAGTCAGTCGAGATGGTGAGCAATTAGATGATACCATCTTTGGACAGGATTTTAAATCTTCCCAACCCGGATTGATTAACTGGAGTGTCTCTGCTAATGCTTTCTATAAAGGATTTGCAGGATATATTGCAACTGTTAAGAAAGGTGGTACTTCTACAGCAGCTGCTGGTGAGGCTATGACTGATATTGGTACTCCAGCTTTGAGACAGTATCAGATTACGGATGTAGCTAAGGATGTATGGGATAGAACAGTGACTGCTGTCTTCTATGATAATGGAGCGTCTCCTGCTACTGTTATTCCTGCGAGTAGTATTACTTCCATTGATTATTTGTATGGAATAGTTTTGTTCAATACGGATATTACAGGCCCAGTCACTTGTGATATTAATTACCTTCCACTTGCTGCTTATGGTAAAGCAAATAGTTTTAGTCTAACTCAAAGCGCAGATACTGTAGACACTACAGATCTTGAAACTGCTCAAGCTAATAGTGGCTTTAATACTTTTGTAGCTACTCTCTTGACTGCTTCTTTTGAGCTAACAAGTTTCTTTGATATTACTAATGGATTTGCCGCTTTGTTGAAATCAAGAGCTGAGGTTATTATCGAAATTAATCCCGATGGAAGTGATCTGTCTGTCGCTAGAGGGTTCTTCAAGATGGTTTCCGATGGGTTGTCAGGTGATGTTGGAGGTAATGAAGAGGAGAGTGTTACCTTTGAGTTATCCGTGCCGGCGGTATTAGATACTCCAGCTTTCAGTTGGTTACATGATGGAGCAACAACCTTATCACAAGCTATTCAAGATATGTTAGCTGCTTGGGCCGGAAAAACTGAATTGATCTGTCAGTATCTTGTTGATGGAACAGTTGGAAGTGGAGGTACAGGCGCTGAAGGAAATGTATTAGTGACAGAGATTAGTCTTGCGGGTGGTGTAAATGTTATGAATGAGTTCTCAGTTACATTGCAAGGAACTGGTGAATTAAATACTGCTATTTCTTAAAACTAGCAGTTTTATTATTATTATTATTACTATTATTACTATCTTTAACTAAAGGATTAACAAATGAATGAACAGCAAACAAAAGAATTAAGAGATAAGATTCGATCTAAGACAGTTGGAAGTGCTAACATCTTCAAATCAAAACTGATCAACCATGATGGTGTTGATATTGAAATCAAGGAGCCATCAGTAGAAACTTGGGGCTTGATTCTCGAGAAAGCTCGTGGTTCTGATGATACTACAATAAAGTTTCAGAAATATATGATCTGGACAGTTGTTTACTGTTGCTTTGTCCCAGGTACTGATGTTTTGATTTTTGAGGATACGGATTATGAATCCTTGAGCAAGAAGCCTAAGGATAGTTTTGTTAGTGATTTTCATGATATGGCTCAGAAATTGTTAGAGCTTGATACGGGAACAAAAGTAAAAAACTCCGAGGAGACAGAAGAAAGCAGTTAGTTTTTTCTGTCGCTGAGACTTTAGGTAAGTTTGTGTGGGAGGTTGAGGAACTTCCTATTAGTGAACTAACGGGATGGGCCGCTTGGTTTAGAATAAGTAGAAAGAAAGAGAA